ATACTATCTGGAACTTCAACGCCGTTCTTATCCTTCTTAACTAGAACAATTTGAGCATTCTCTTTATATTCTGGAATATTCAAAATAGTGTTTAGCTTAGTAAGGTTTGGCATTCCAAACACACCCTTAAAGTCTACATTGGTGTTTTTGAACGTGCCCTTAATTACCACACTCTTATCATCAGCAATTGCTTCAACTACAGTGCTTGTATCATCGCCTGTAATCTTAACCAATGTGATGGCAATTGGCAATGTATGGTTTACAATATCAACTAGAAAATCTTTCATCTTTACCTCTTCCATTTTTTATTTTACAATAGTTCTTGATTTTTTTCAATAATTTTCGCAAGGGTACTGCTTAATTTTATAAGATTTAAATCGCCATGTTTGCGGCAAATCATATAGGTCAAGCGTCCTTCTTCTCTATTATTTCTTACTACTTCAAATCCTATTTTTACTAGTCTCTGCCTAAGTTCGTTTGAGTCTGCGCCATTATACCCTTTTACATTGCCGTATTGTTCCATTCCCCACCATTTATCTAATGGATTATAATTGAATAGAAAACATCCGCCTGGCATTAGTAAGTTATAGACGCTTTTTGACATTTCTTCTAGATTATCAATATTTTCAAACATTGACCAATTTAGACTGTATACTAATCCAAATGTTTTCTGTGGCAACGGTGTCATATCATATTTAGAAATCTTATACTTCATCAGACGTTTTTCTGCAAATATTGAGTTAAATTGATTTGATACATCTAATAGTACCTCATCGTCCCAATCTGCAATATATAACGGTTCTGCACCAACTACACTTTTCAAAATATTTCCTGTGCCTGGAAATAAATCCAAACAAGGAAACTGCCAATCAACTATTCCATCTAGCATAGAGCCATAATGGTTAAGTTCAGTTTCATTCATACTATGAAGTTTAAAGAATTTTATTCTAGATTTTGCCATCAACTCTGCTCTTTTTTGTTCAAAGAATATTGCCATCTCATCTAAATGTCGTAATTCTAAACTTAACCCTATATCGGCATGACTCCTGATAGCTTCTGTTAAAATATTGATATCAGAAGTCAACGCTTCTTCAGCTGCCAAAAAATTAATGGCATCGCAGTATGCTTTAATCTTTACCAAATTTCCAGCATTTTTCATTATTCAAATAAGCTTTCAAATGTATTGCTAATATTAGTACTATTAGCAAGATCCCATTCTAGAACACCAAGTAGATTTTCTACCTTTTGTGTAATGATACCTTCTTCCATTAAGTTGCTGTCAAATGGCATATCTTTAAACCACTGTGGCAAACGCTGCTCATCTGTTGGATAAGCAATGCTTGTTAGTCCCAATGGATTACTACGTAGCTTACATACAATAGCTTTCATACCGTCAGTAATCTTCATACTGCGATTATCACTATGCATACGAAGCATATTGTTCCAATTAATAGCTGCTCGAACGTGTCCAGGCATATTAGTCTTACCATTCTTTGTTTCAAGTTCACTATAATAAGTTAACTTGTTAACACGCTTTGGTGTACCTTTTTCCCAAGAGGGACGAAGTTTGAACTCCTCTTTGAATATCTTGATGCTTTCGACGATCTGTTCTCTTGTACCACCTTCCAACACTTGCTGTAAGATACTGCTGAGAAATTCCTGTACAACTTTTGGCGTATCACTGCGCTTAAGATCAAGTCCCATTGCTTTGATCTTGCCACTCTTGCCTTCACGATCTAATCGCTTGCCTTCGAGATCAATAATTAATGCAGCATAACGCTTCTTAGTAATAAACAAGCTCTTACTGGCAACAAGTTCTCTGCCGCCCTTAATGATCTTACCATTTTCGTATGGTACATGGAAAGCACGTTCCATAAATCTTGGAAAGCTAATATTAACCTGCTCGGCAATCTGATCATATAAATTAATACAGATATCACTACTCCATTCCATACGTCCAGCAGCTACATCATCCTTAACGACTGGCCACGCACTAAAATAAACAGAGTCTGTATCACCATAAATTACGCTTTTACCAACATAATCATATTCACCTGTTAAGCATTCATTAACAGTGGCATCCATATGTCGAGCAATACAACGCCCAGTTAGTGTAGTTGACTGCCCAATACGTTTGTCAAAAAATCTACATCCAGGATTTAGAATTGCTCCATACAAACTGTTTAGGTTAATCTTTTTAACCAGCTGCCTCTTGTCCCAAAAGGCTGCTTCTTTAGAATCTTTAGCTTCCTTCTTCTTGGCCTGTAATTCTTGACGTTCTTTGTACCACTGTTCAAGCAACCCTGGTACAACTCCCTGCTTGTCCAATGCAAACAACGTGCCGTTGGCTGACAAACTCCATGATTGATTCGAATCAAAGACCATCCTATATATTTGGGCTGCACTATACGTTTCACTACTGCCATCCTCCCAATCTACAGTTATCTCTGTGCCAATTTCTTGATTCATTACTGCGGTATATTCAATTGTTCCAAACATACCTTCCCACGCATCAGCAAAGGTACTTTTATTATCCATTTTATTCTTAATATAAGCATCTGTCATTATCGGTCGTAACTGACCGATAATGGTTTCAACACTCATATTCAGCGCACGAATAGCTGAAGGATATAGTGAATTAATATCAATTGCACCGATCCATTCGTGGATACCTTTCTTAGGATAAGCAACATATGCACCTGCTGCCTGAATGCCATCTTCATATCCCTTACGAGCAGGTACAACCATTCCTCGAGCGTGAGCAGCATTGATGATTGCTTGCTCAGTTACAGCAACAGCACCCATAGTAGTCTGTAGCAACACAGTATTAGAATGTGCAAGTTCGTTTGCAAGATCTAAGAACTTTAGTTTCTTATCTAGCTTATCTAACAGTGCAGTATCCTGTCTGTTATACTCTAAAAACTTCTTGAAATCATCATTGTAAAGCTGATCAAGCGAACCTTCGTATGGGATCTTACGCTCATTGAGCTCGTATTCGCCAATTGCATCCAGTGCATAGCTATGACGTTCTTCATAAGTGTACTTACGATAAAGATTCATATAATCCATATGCACACGGCCTACAATGTCATATGTTTGACGTTCGAGCCCAAACTTCTCATATGTACGATCACGAGGCATTTGTCCCCAAAGACAATATCGACGTGTATCATCCTTGCTGAGTACTCTGGCAGTACGATTGATCATATAAGGAATATCAAAACCTTCGCTATTCCATCCACTGAGTATATCTGCGTCCTCAATAAGATCCATAAAGGTCTTTAATAGTTCTGCTTCCTCTGCAAACAAATAACAATTGGGAATACTATCACAGATTGATTGTGCTTCTTCCTGTGACATATTAGGCGGAGCAATACATAATGTTACTAATTGATCTAGCCAATTTAGAAACACTGTAACTGCGGTTACCTTAGTAAAAGGATCTTCTGGGCTGCTATATCCACGGACCTTATCAAAGTCCGTCTCAATATCAAAAAATGCCACATTAAGTTCTGGTGCATCTTGTCCAAGATAGTTGTCTGCTAAACAGCGAAAAATTGGATTGATATCGCTTTCATATATTTGCTTTCCTTTAAAAGCAGACATTTCTTTACGAAATTCTTTACTACTACGAGTACTGACACGTTGGCATGGTTCTCCCCAAAGAGTGCGGAACTTTCCACGCTCATCGGGGTAATAAAACACATAATTTGCTGGATAATCATGGTAAACTCTTTTACCATCTTTACGCTCTACGACATGGATGCGTTCTTTTTCTCGGTCTAATATTGCATCGACATAAGCCATTAATTTTCAATTCCTGTGTAAATATCTATGTATGCTAACGCTATTTATAGAGAGTAATTTATGAAAAAATTGACAACAGAATCGTTTATAGAAACAGCACATCAAATTCATAATTATGCATATAATTACTCTACTGTAGAGTATAAAAACATGAGGACTAAGATTGAAATAACATGCCCTATACATGGAATTTTCTGTCAAAAACCAAAAGATCATATTCATCAAAAGCAAGGTTGTCCTAAATGCTCTCATAATTATCCTTATAGCATAGCAGACATTAGACAAAAAAGCAAAGATTTATTTGGTAGTAAATTTTTTATCGAAACATTTGAAAGCACAAAAAAATCAATGGATATTTTTTGTTGTGATCACGGTAGATTTACATTAAAAATTGCTGAAGTTCATTTTAGAAAAAATTCAAAAGGTGGATGCCCTGGATGCTGTTTGGAACAAAGATTAGAAAATCTAAAACCTGGAAACATTAGCAAGGTTGAAAAAGAATGGCTCGATAATTTAAATGTACCTTTAAGGCAATATAAATTATTAATTAATAACGAAACATTTTTAGCGGATGGATTTGATCCGAATACTAATACAGTATATGAATGTTACGGTTCTTTTTGGCACGGTAATCCAAAAATTTACCCACCTAAAAAAATAAATTCTAAGGTAGGTAAAACTTTTGGATATCTTTATGATAAAACTCTTAGAAGAGAAGAAATTATAAAAACACAATATAATTTAATAACAAAGTGGATATAATTATTCGTCTTCGTGGCGCAGGTTATCTGTGCTGTTGAGAATGCTTTCGATAACATCCAAATCATCACGCACACGATCATAATCACGCTTCTGTGCCATCTTAATAGCTCTCTTGAGCAAGCTGGGCTTCAATTCCATCTCTTCAGCAATATGCTTAATGGTATCATTGAGACCTTCAGTTAATGTTTCAACTTCGGTCATAACTGTAGAACTCTCACTGATGAGATTCTTTAACTTAGCCTTTTCTTCTGCGTTAAAATTACGTGTTGTCATCTTGTTCCTTTGTTAATGTTTCCAAAAGCTTATATTGTTCATAAGCTGATCTATACTCTTCGCTATTATACTTAGGTTCAATTAGTCTTGCATTATTATATTCTTCATATGCGTCTTTAAGTGTGGGGTTATCTGCCATTTTCTTTTTATTAGGTACTATAACACTGAACATTTCATTTAGTATTTGGATGTTTTCGTATAACTCATCTAAATCAATTTTATGTTTCTTAGTTTTAATTGTTGGATCATCACTGTCAATTACTATTGTACCAGTGATTGATACTGTGTTAGGACTATAGTTCGTAGTCCACCCAGATGATGTCAAAACACTATTACTAGCAACAATGCTAGACATTGGTAATGTGAATACGTTACTAATGGGGACAACGCCACTACCACCACTGCCACCGCCACCAGTTACATAAACCTTAGAATTTTGACCAGTAGATGGATAGTTATAAGTTGTTATGCCAGAATTGCTTGTTGTTGAAGAAGTAGTAGTTGAAACATTGGATTGTTTAGTTGACCAAAACATAAGATTACCTCAGTGTCCAAGGTTAGATCTTTGCTGGTTGACCTTCTCTTGACTTCTTATATTTTATAGCATATGAGTCAGGAGTGCAATTAAATTTTTTAACAAACGCATGGTGTAATTTATCAGGTTCGACTCTAAATTTCTCACAAATTGTCTGCATCAACATATTGATATGATCGTAGTCAGTATTTGGGATATGCTTTAGATTGTGTTCTAGTTGTTCAACTGCACCCATCATAGTTTGTTTTTGATTTTCTTCAACGGATTTATCATAACGGAAACGTGCGCCCATTAGTCCACGAGCACCTGCGCTAATTGGATATTTGCTTTGTATTCCTACACTCATTGCTGCTTCTGCTATAACTTCTTTAACACGCATTAGAATTTACCATCCGCTCTTAAGGTAGGAACTGCACCATCTTTACTTATCTTAAATCCAAACTTAGCAGCTTGCTTCTTATCTTCACCTGGCTTAATATCAACAGTTAAAGCGTTTGCATAGCGTGGGTCATTGGCTTCCTTTTTATTTTTAGGTATGTGACCGCTTGATTCTCCCAAACCTTCCTTCAATGCACCAGCACTATTCTGCATGATAGCCTGAGCAACCATTGTAGCATTAGCAGGAGTCATATCAACTGTTTGCATATTCTTTGGGATATGATATTGTGTAAGTGTTTGTCCGTTATGTTGGCTGTATGTGCCAACCTGCATATGTGCTCTGATGCCAATGCGGAAAGGTGGGCGACGATCTTTAAAAGCATACAACATAACTGGCCCATACTCGTATGGATCGTGTGGGATGAACTTTGCCACAGCCTGCTTCTTCTCTAATTTCTTATTCTTGAAACCTTGCTTAACATCAAAACTATTCTTAACTAAGTTAGCAACTGTAGTAATAAAGTCTTGCCATTCCATGAACTGCGGTCTGCCATCATCTCCACGCCCTGGACCTTCATCTGGTGCAAATTCATTGAGTATTTCATTAATTTTCATTAGCAGTTCCATTTACGTAGTGATTTATTGATACGACTATTAGGATCTCTCTTGGTCTTAGCTCCGGTTCTATGTTTCTTCATACCTTTCATACGGGCGCAGAAACTCTTGCGACGCTTGCTTGCTTTAGAGCCCTTTTTTAGTTTGCTGGGCTTAGTAGTGACAGCAGTCTGTAGCTTGCTGCCTGGATGGCTACGTCTATAGCTATCAACACCTTTTTTGTTGAGACCGCC